CTCGGGCACGAGCGCGAGCCTCACCACGGCATCTGCTACGGCCACTGCGGTCGGCGGTACGTCGCCCTATACCTACGCGTGGACACGGCAAAGCGGATCGACCAGTATCTCGGCGGACAGCGCATCCTCGGCGACCAGCACCTTCACCGGAACGAGCCTTGCTAGCGGCACCACCTACGATGCGGTTTTCCGCTGCACCGTAACCGATAACGTTGCGGCCACGAAAACGGCTGACGTTAGCGTGTCGATCACGCGCACCGTCTTTAGCGCATCGGCCAGCCCTGCGACGTTGGTTAAGATCGTGCAGACCTCAAGCGCGACGACCAACAGCACCACGGTCACGCCGACTGGCGGCACCTCGCCCTATACCTATTCGTGGGCATTGCTCGAGGGCGACACGCTCACGGTCAATAGTCCGACCGCAGCGACCACTACATTCAGCAAGACAGGAATGAACACTGGCGAATCGTTCTATTCGACGTATCGGTGTACCGTCACCGATAGCACATCGGGCACCCCGCTGACCGCAACAGCGGATGTGATTATCACCATCGAGCGGAGTGATTGAGGGCGCACACATGATTGATATGTCCAAATTCAAAGTGCCGACAGGTTCGCTGCTGGTAGACGGTGGCTTGGTTGTGGCGCTGATTATCTGGGGCACGCAGATGACCTCAAAACTTGACGCGATCAGCCAACGCCTGGAGAAGGTCGAGCAGACCACGATCCAGCCGGAAGCCGATAGGCGCATTGCGGTGATCGAGGCGCGTGTGTCTGATACCAATACCAGGCTGCAATCAATCGAGGCCAAGTTAGACCGCGTGCTGGAGCGTCGATAGATGGACATCTTCGAAATGTTTACCCGCGCATGGCCGGTAATCCTTGCGCTCATCACGCTCATCATTGTGCTGTCTAAGTTAGACCTTCGCGTCGCGGTACTCGAGGACAAGATCAAAACGCTGTTCGATCTTGTCAACAAACGCAACGACAAATAATCACTGGCGAGGGCTTAACATGAATATGCAGAAGATTGTGGATATGCTTTTCCCTGTACTGCTCGCCGCTGTTGGTTGGCTACTCACGGAGATTGCATCCTTTAACAATCGTTTGCTCTCGGTTGAAAGCAAGATGCCCGCGCTGATCACCGCAGAGGGCGTGCCGACTGACAGCCCTATATCAGCCGAGCGACGGCACAAGATGAAAGAAGAAATCTATACGGATATTCACGATCTGCAAGTGCGGGTTAAATTGATTGAGGAGCGCAACAAATGATGACCATGGTTAGCACCTTTCTCTCGTTCCTCGCTGGCGGCTTGCCGAAGATTCTGTCCATCTTTCAAGACCGGCAAGACAAGAAGCACGAACTGGCCCTTGTCGCAGCCCAGAAGGAGCGCGAGTTGGCATTGGCAGAGCGTGGCTTTCTGGCACAAGCAAAGGTCGAAGAGATCAAACTAGAACAGATCCAGACGCAGACGGCTGGCGAGGAGCGACAGGCTCTGTACCAGCACGACATCGAGATCGGCAAGGGCGCAAGCCAGTGGATGATTAACCTACGCGCTTCGGTGCGTCCAGTTGTGACGTACATCTTTGTGCTCGAGTTAGTCGCGCTCAACGTGGCAGGAGTCTGGTACGCCTACACGACTGGCATCCCGTTTGCTGTTGCGATGGAAAACGTATTCAGCGACGATGAGATGCTGATCTTGTCGTCGATCATTGCCTTCTGGTTCGGGACGCAAGCATTCCAGAAAAAATGAAGGTCAGCGAAAACGCCTTGGCGATGATTCGCCACCATGAGGGCGTAAGGATGCGCCCATATCGGTGTCCGGCCTCGCTATGGACGGTCGGGGTCGGTCACCTTCTATACCCAGCACAGGCCGCGATGCCTGTATCCGATAGGCTACAGTTCCCACTACGCGCAGAGGATGATCGTGTCTGGACTGCTGAACAGGTTGATGCTCTCCTCGCTCAAGACCTTGTGCGCTTTGAGCGCGGCGTGGCCCGATATTGCCCTGCTGGCTTTGCTCATCAAGGCCAATTCGACGCTCTCGTTTCCTTTGCTTTCAATGTAGGACTGGGCAATCTGCAACGCTCATCGCTGCGAATGAAACACAATCGCGGCGAGTTTGAAGAAGCAGCAGAAGAATTTATGAAGTGGACGAAGGCCGCGGGCAAGGTGATGCGCGGCCTAGTGAATCGACGACTTGATGAGCGGAGGCTTTACCTTGGCAAATAAACTCAAGTCGATACAGATGTACGAGGGCAAGTGGTATCGCGTCAAAGGATACAACTACACCGAGTGCTGCGACTGTGCGCTGATCCACAAAGAAGCATTCCGCCTCGTTGACGGCTCGCTCGAGTGGAGCGGTACGCGGGACGATAAACTGACCGAAGAACGCCGAAAGGAACTCGGCATTAAGGTCACACGGAAGAAAACCACAAATGACCGAAAAAAAAGCGACTGACGAGCAGATCATAGCGGCCCTTGCCAAGCACAAGGGCATTCGCACGATGGCTGCTGCCGAGTTGAAACTCTCCGAACGCGGGCTGCTGCGAAGGCTAGCAGCGATGCGCGGTGCAGGGTTAGAGGTTCACGCGACCACCTATCAAAATCGCAACCAGCCGCCCACAGCGGACTTTGAGTTCACGCCACTGCCCGATGACGACATCCCGATTGAGCAACTGATCGAGCAGCGAAAGCGCAAATTTACTCACAAGCGTGAGCACGAAGAGGCCAGCAAACTCATTCCGATTCGCATCAAGATCGGTGGCCCGATTGGGCTGCTGCACTTTGGCGACCCGCACGTTGACGATGACGGCTGCGACATCGAGTCCATAGAGCGACATACGGCCCTCGTAAACGCCACAGAGGGGCTTTTCGCGTGCAACGTGGGCGACACCACGAACAACTGGACGGGGCGACTAGCGCGGCTCTACGCCGATCAGAGCACCTCGGCAGCACAGGCATGGCGCATTGCGGAATGGTTCGTCAATCGGTGTCGTTGGCTTTACATGATCGGCGGCAACCACGATCTGTGGTCTGGATCTGGCGACCCGCTCAAGTGGATTGCGAAGCAGCAGAATTCGCTCTATAAGTCGAGCGAGGCACGCATCGCGCTACGGTTTCCGAACGGTGCCGAGGTGCGCGTTAATGCACGGCATGACCACAGCGGCTCGTCAATCTGGAACCCAGCCCACGGCCCGATGAAGGCCGCGCTGATGGGAACCCGCGACCACATCTACGTCGCAGGACATAAGCACGAGAGCGCGTATAGCGTGCTGAAAGACCCGATCCAAAACATCACCATGCACGCGATTAAGGTAGCCTCCTATAAGGTTTACGACCGCTACGCGAAAGAGCGCGGATTCCGCGACAATTCGCTGTCGCCGTGCGCCCTCACCGTTATCGACCCAAGCCTACCTAACGATCATCCCGACATGGTCAAAGTGTTTTGGGAACCCGAGGTCGGGGCGGACTATTTACGCTGGCTGCGCTCCCGATGAAACTAGAAGACGACGCACTCGAGGAGATGGCGTGGGCCGAACCGGATGCGTGCCAGAATTGCGTGTGGTTTTGTCCGTGGAATGGCATCGGCTGGGGCTGCGCCCACGAGACTGTAAACGGACTACTCGGCGGCATCTGTCGCTGCGGCAGCAAACACTTTAAGCAAGCACGGCCATATAACGTGCGCGGTACTACGCTAGATCGGTAGTCACCACAGATCGACCCCGCCACGCTTTGCCGCCCACTCCGGCGGAGGCACTCGCCGCCACTCATCCCGCCTTATCTGGTTCAATATCTTGAGCCACCGTCTTGAAATTAGCACGATGCATAGCAGCACGGGCGTCAGAAAGAGAATAGATACGAGCAGTTGCATGGTTTGGTTCTCCTGTGGCATCGCAATACCCACAGCGGAACCAGTCTCCGCTGTAGTCTTCAATCCATAGTCGGCCAAAGCAGCCGGGGCAGTTCATTTGTCGCCTCTCGCACGGATGGCGGCAGCGCAAACTCCTACAGCCATCGCCTCGCGTGGATGCCATTGCGTCAGTTTTTCAACTGACGAATCGCACACCTTCGCACACGCCTCCCGCTCGACTGCGGCAACGATGGCGGCGAAGTGCAGGATGTTGTCTGCCTGCGACTCATTGTTTTCAAACTCTGCAATACCCCACTCCTCTGCCAGTAGGATGATGAAGTCGCGGGTCATGGCTCTTGCACCCATCGGCTGTCCATCCTTCGCAATTCACGCACCTCTGACTCCAGCGCCTCTATTCTTGAGACGTACCAGACAATGCGTTCCCGCAGTTCGCGGATTTCCGCTTTGTATTCGCTTACCGTGTGCGGCGTTCGATCCCACTCAACGTCCCATGTGTCAAATTCCATCGCCTTCGTCCTCGCAGTCTTTCATTGCGACTTGACCAATATCTTCGCAAATCTGCGCGGCCATAATGCAAAACCACGCTGCTTTGCGAAGGTCTTTCTCTCTTGCATTACCTTGTTTGCGCCCTGCACGGCTTAAATACTTGAGGGCAGATCCGACACAATAATTCACGCATCCATCATCGCCCAGCGTGGCGCGTATATAGTCGATTGCCTGTATTGTCGAGCCGTTTGGCATCTTCATCTGGTAATGCGGTGGGCTATCAATATCGTTTGGCATATAAATCGGCTTGCGCGACGGGGCCGAACTCCGCTGGATGAGCACGCGCATTGCTGTGAGGTTATGCTGCCCGCTTCTTTAGTCGCTCGTTCAAGTCATAGAGCGCACGAAGGTGCTTGAAGGCAGGCCACGCATCATCGTCCAGGCTCGGGTAAAAGTGATGGCCGAAGTCGCCATTTTCTTTTGAGAACCGCAGCAGATGATAGCCGCCTGTGATGTACGTCCCTCGTGACTCCTCGTAGGCTTTCGCATACGCGACCAACTGGATCAGATACTCGGGATATACCGCACCAGAGGTCTTGAAGTCGCCCAGCACGAGTTGATCGTTCAATCGCCCGATGAAGTCAAGCGTACCGCCGTACTTGTAAGTATGCGACAGCACCGGCACCTCGCAGTCGATGATCTTGAGTTGCGTACCCTTTACCCAAAACTCAAACGCGCTGTAGGCGCTTTTGACTTGAGCCTTGAACGATACAGGGTCAAG